ACAATAGCTATCTATTATCGAACCTTGCTGACGGAGACATACTTTCGATTCGTAGCGCAAGCGATCCAGCAGACTATATTGTTGCTTCTATAAATGGCGCTCCGACTGACAGCACTGGTTTCTGGACTATTGGACTTACGTTAATTCATACTGGTACTATCTTTACTAACACAGATCCTGTACGTATCACGGTCGAATGGATGTCGCAAGCATCTGGGGTACCAGCTACAAGCATAACCGTTACAACCAATAATGATGGTACGGAATATATGTTGGCGTTTACAAGTGCAACCGCCGCAACTACTGGAAACTACTCGTTGTTGTTTGATACCTCGGTGAATCCGACATTCAATCCACTAACGAGTGATTTGACTTCCATAAACCTAAGTGCAACAACAGGTACGTTTACAAACATTGCTGCAACTGGAGCATCACAACTTAACATTACTGGTATGGATGAAACCGATGTTGGTATGGTTTTGCAAGATGGTATGTCGTTAGTGTTCGGCGATAGAACATCGGGCAACCAAATTGAAATGTATAATGACGGCGTCGGCGGCAGCGATGCATCGCTTGTTATCGACAAGGTAGCTACTTTTGGTGATGTGACGATTAATATTCCGTTAAGAATTGCTGACAACCAGCCAATTGTATTGGGTGCTGGCAGTGACATGCAATTGTCGTCTGACGGCACAGACGTTACATTCGATATGCCAGCAGCAACCGACTGGAAAATGACAGGCGGTAACACTAGCACAGAAGTAATTATGCAGTATATTGCTGACGAAGGTGTTGAACTATACTATAACGGTGTGCTAAAATTTGATACTGTAGACCAAACAGCAGCCGATATGATTTCGGGTGCTACGGTGCTTGACGCTGAAGGTAACATGCAACCAGTCGGCATTGGTGTTTGTATTAATGATTCAACTACATTCGATACCGCAGCAACACACACTCCGTTCCAACAAGGTAATGTAAACGAAGTTATTTACTGGGTAGGCACTGGTGCTTCAAACTTCGATACCTATACTAACGTAGAAGCAGGCCAAACTAATATTCCTGTTGGTGCAATGTGGATTGTACAATGTAACGGCTCCGGCACACTAGTCATTCGTGGAGGCGCATCAGTAACAATGCGTTTCTGGGATGCTAGTGGAGCACCTGCTGACGCTGACGTAACTGTTGCGCGAGGCGGTGTGGCTACTGTGCGCAAAGTAAGTGATAGCATTTACGACGTTTGGGGTTCAGGACTAAGCTAAGATTGATGCTGTCCGACAATAATCTCTAACAAGGCTTGCGCTTTATTGCTACACAAAGTATTACGTGCGCCAATGTGCATAGGCTTAGGCCACGTGCCTAACTTGATCCAAGCATAGCCTACAGCCTCTTTGTTTAGTTGCGGAATAAATTCTTCATCGACGATACACACGAACGTATAGTATCGGAATTCTTTGTCGCGACTCTCGTAAATATCGAAGGGATAGATTTTCGCAATGTCAGGAATGAATCCCATTTCCTCTTCACACTCACGGAACAACGCCTCCTTAGGCGTCTCGTCATTTTCGATCATGCCGCCCCAAAGGGCCCACGTCAGCTTATGTGTCTTGTAAGGTGCTCGCAAGCTTAGTAACGCTTGCCCTGTCTTAGCTGAAATAAACAGAGCACCTGCTCCGCTTTTCTGTGTCATTATATCTCTATGCGCCAGTAACCTGGATTGAATGTGCCTAAGTATGTGTAAGACCACTCTTCGCCGTCCCACTTGTAATGTTGGCTGTCTTCTGTGTTTACAACGTATAACGGTGGCGTAACTTCTGTGCTATCGAAGCTCACGAACCAGTTCACGCCATCGTACTCGATGATGTCATTCTCGTAAGCGTCTATGCTACCCCAAGGATTGCTGCCATCGTTGTCGGCGATGATGCGATCCGTGCCTACGGTGTTATCGTCGCTCAACAGCAGGTAACGCTGCCCAGCGGCAGCCGCCGCAAGCGAACCATCTCCCGGATACGTGCGTCGCGGATCTATAATCGCTGCGACAGGCCCACTTGCTATCGTGGTAGGCAGCGTATCGCTGTCTACTGTAAACGTAGCAATTGTATCGCTAACCTCCTCCAACGTGCCGAGAACGTCACCGGAGGTTGTCTCTATGTCGTCTTGCGTCTTTAGCCGTAGCGTTGTCGTCTCGGGATCAATCTTGCCATACGCTGCAATGAGCGTCGTCCAGGACAGCGACGAATCACTTTGCCCGTATTGGTTCAGCAGTTCGACTTGGCTCGTTGTGCTGTCGATCGGAGTAACCCCGATGCGGTAGTTACCCGGTGTAATAATAAACTGCTCTAAGTCTGCGAAAGCACTTTGTAAAGGATCAAAGATGTCACGCGTCTGTGCTTCGCTAAGATCCGTATCAAATAGCGTGGTAACAATCTGTTCCACGATGGTCGACTTCGTTACCTTTGCTGGAGGATTGATCCACACCTGTACCTCAAAGATGAGCGTCATAATATCGTTGGCACTGTCGCCACCCTGCGGAACACCTCTGCTACTCCAGCTCATACCATCGAGCTTGATTTCAAAGATGCTGCTCCAATCGAGCGGATTGTCGTTTGTTTGTAGTTGGACACCCGGATTGAAGATAACAAGTATCTGCTCTATAAGCTGAAACTTGTCTGTTGTGTTTGTTGTCCAGATGTCCAAGTTCATTGTTAGATTGTAAGGCACCGGCATATAACGCTTTACGCTATAGCGGTTGCCTGCGTCGCTACTGTACGTGCCAGTAGTCTCATCATAGGCACGTTCTACAACCTGTGCAGGATATACGTTTGTCGTGTCACGCCTTCTGTCATCAGCAATCGTCATCGCATTGATGTATGCGCTCATTGCTGGCGCAGCAAGCGTAGAGTTCGCGCTATTTTGATTTAGTATCTGTGCAACCTGTCTGCTCATATCACCATACACGATAGGAATACGCTTTTGCGCTCTTACGCCATTCTCGTCAGCAGGTAGCTCAATCTTAAAGTCTGCGAAGATACGCATAAACTGTAAGACATAGCGCCTCAATTGCTCATCATAGAAAAAATCTGGCATTATTATGCTCCGAAGCCAGAGAATGGTAATGGTGAGAAAATACGTGCTGCCGTCATCGCAATATCGTAAATGTCTATATCATCACCATCAGCAGTAAGAATAAATGTGCCACCATTGTTTGAAAAATCTGTACCAACAAACAATGGCATAATAAAATTAAATGATTGTGCAGTACCACTGGCTTTAGCAAAGTTTGCCGAATCAATATAAATGACATTGCTATCGACACCACCTAAATCAACGGGATCAGATCCTACATCGAGTTTAAAATCTAAGTGTGGTGCCGTACCGCCTACGTAAACAGCAGTAAACGATATTCTAATAATACCAAATCCATTTAGTAAAGCAGGCAACAATCTGTTATTAATATCGTCCCATGCTCCTGGGAAATCTGCAGGGTAGCGCAGTTCTTCTGCGGGATTGGAATTGATAGTTAACTTTGTTCCTACACCATCAGACAACGTTAGTGGAGACCCTGATGTATAATCATTATCAAACAAAAATTCCCATCCCAACGGAAGTGTTGCTTGCGCACTAACAATTAAGTCACGCATGTCTTGTGCAGTAATTGATCCAGGTGCTTGCCCATCCTGGAACACATTGTTTAGTAAATCTGCTTCTGTTCTTATTGTATTAGCCATAGTATTTTCTCTTAATCAAAATCGTCTGTAAATTCAGGACCGAATGTAACGCCGCCTGTGTCTACATCACCGTCCTCAATGTCCGGTATAACCTGTGAGCCAGTGCCAATGCGAGGCCTTGCTCTTACTGCATCACTCAACGCTACCCTCTCTGGTGTTAATGTGCCATCATCGTTCGTTGTAATATTGTCATTGTCGATAAACGTATCGAGCTTCTGATTTGCTGCCGTCCACGGTAGTTTACGCTGGTCGACCTCAATCTTGTAAAACTTGGTGCCACGCTTTTGATAGAGCACTGGCTGCGGCACAAAATCTGTGCGCAAATAATAATCACCATCCACAAGCGTTTCAGGGAACGTCTCACCACTACCCGCCAACGGCAAACCGTTAGGCGGAGCACCATCCCCTGTCTTAAACAAAATGAGCTCATGCTCTTGCGTGATAGGATCGACACACACCCAAAGATGAGCAGCATCATACCACAGCGGATCATACGGAACATCACGTGCCGCCTGTTCTTCGATAGCGTTGTTTATATCTGTCGTGCCACCACCTGTAATAGCGCCACCGATCGTTTCATCACAGCAATCATCATCACCGGGCGGCAAGCTCTCTAGGCTCTGCCCATCACCTGCCAAACGATCTAAAATATCTTGGTACTCTGTCGAGGCAGGCATCATCTTAGCCCTTACTCTCCACAGATGGCTCCACCAGCGAGGTCCGTAGCCTTCCGCCGACGGTGTCGCATCTTCGACAACATAGAATCTGTTTACCGCTGCCCTGTCTTCGTTTAGCGGATGATAGTCACGCAAGTGCGGTAGCTCTAATACGTCACCTGCCATGAGCTTGCGTCCCAATCTGTCGACGTTATCGTTTAGATGGAACGTCATAAAAATAGTGTCGTCCGTCAAAAAGATACCGAACTGCGATAGGTCGAAATCTGTGTCGCTTACTGTATACGCACCGCGCATTTCTACAATGTCGGGAGCATATTTGCGAGCACGATTTTCCAGGAACAAAATGTCACCGATCGTTAGCTCGTCTGTCGTGACACCATCACCGACGTTGCTCTTATTGTCGTCACCAGTGCCGATCACAGGCCCAATGTACTTATGCACATAGACGCCCGTAGCAGAAAGGTCGATATACTCCTTTGCTATGCGATCGATGTACTGGTAATCTTTACCCTGTACCGGGGACCATAATGAGATTTTTGCCATTGCGTTTTTCCTATTGTTACAATGTATTTATCACGAAACTCGCTAAATACTTTTGACAATGGAATTTCCTGTAGTGGTTGACATATATCATAAAAGGAAGTATTATTGTATTGTGTTATAAGCTATTGACAACCTGTGACACCATTACTATAGATAGTACTCCTGGGGTAAACCAGGGCCACTGCCACCACATGTAGTTTTCTCAACTAAGGTGCGGCATGCTTTATAGATGAATTATGTCTAAGTTGAGGCCCGCAAGGGTAAGGCATTAATTATATAGATGATATACTAAAGTAGTATTATAGAACTGAGAACGGGATAGCTCAACGGGCTATCCTGTTTTCTTTTGTGTGATAAATACTGGTATGTCCTATACCAGCACAAATCTTAGAGCAAGCAATCGCAATCTACCACAAGCTGATCCATACTTTGATAGTGTAGTGTTGCTCGCACCGTTTAGTGGCGAAGATGGTGATACCACATCGACTGACTTGTCTAATAGCGCCCATACTCTTACATTTAATAGTAACTCTGTACTTGATGGCGACATACGCAAGTATGGATTTACGTCATGTTTGATGGATGGGGTGAGTGATTATGTGAGCGCAGCAGATCATGCAGATTGGGATTTAGGTGCAGGTGACTGGACTATAGAATGTTGGACAAGATTTAATGGCGACCCAGGCACGACAAATATGACGTTTGTTGCACAGTGGGAAGACACTTCTGGCAAGTCCTGGATTTTTGATTACTACAATAACCTTGCACGAATGTTGTATTCAGCAAACGGTACGAGTGGATTTTTTGGATTACAAGCAGCATGGAACCCAGTTGGTGATGCGTGGTATCATGTCGCATGTGTTCGTAATGGCAGCACAATTGAGATATTTATTGACGGCACATCTATAGGCACAGACACAGCCATCGGAACCACAACACTATACAATTCTACTGCACCATTGCGTATCGGTTCAGCAGATGTTCCTAGTGAGACAGGCGCGAACATGGACGGCTGGATAGAAAACGTGCGTATTACAAAAGGCGTAGCACGTTATACAGCAGCATTTACTCCACCAGAGCGAGCGTTTCCGACCCAGCGAGCCTTTGTTGATTCTGATATTTGGCCTACTATGGATCAGTGGACGCTTAGTGAAACATGGGATGATGTTGGTGGGGTGGGTGTTAGCACACTAAGTCCAGTGCTAGATGAGTTTTCTATACGACAATTAAACGGCTGGGCATGGAGTAGTGACGGCACGAAACTTCTTGTGACAAACTTCTCACAAGATGTGGCTGCATCATACTCTTGCACTACCCCATATGATGTTGATAATCTAGTACGCACAGGCACACTTGACTCTACGACAAACTCTGCTCATGCCCGATGGAGTCCAGATGGTACATCTTATTTTATGGGCGTTGCGACTGACTCGTTTAAGCGTATGAACGCAGGAACAACATTTGAAGTAAATAGTACAGATACAGAACATTCTAGAATTACAGAAGCAGAGGTCATGGGCGAAGGCGAAACCAATGACGGGCCATATTGCGTATCGCCTAATGGTGATTATATAGTCGGTGTAAATGAAATTGTTAATCAAGTTTCTCTAGCAATTATGCCACTAAACACACCGTACGATTTAGATTCATTCAGCGCCGCTGGTCGCATAGTGCAAGATATTGAACCGCCAATTTCAGGCAGTAGTGATTTTTCTGGTGCCGTTCAAATATCATCTGACGGAACACAACTGTATTATTTGGCTAATACTAATACAATGTATCGTGCCACACTATCTACTCCGTGGGATTCTACTACAGTGTCATTTGATGGCACAACATTAAGTCCTGGAAATGTAGACTTCTTTTATCTTAATGATGACGCTACTGAGTTATGGCTGGGTGAAAGGGACGGCGGTGGTTCTTGCAGGATAAGAAAGTATACTTTGTCTTAATTCCAACTTTTAGATAAATACTGTTATAAACATTCCCTGACTGTGGCCTCATTGTTGCAGACATAATATGACAGGAGAAGGAATAAGTGGCAGTCACACTCAATGCCAAGGGCACCAGTGTATCCTCGTTTCAGATAGGCAAGGGTGGACAAACAATTACGCTAGACGCAGACGGTTATCTAACCATTGCTGACGGCGCAACAAACGAACAGCCCATCGGCTACAACACAATCCCTATTTACGAAATCGACGCAGCAGATACGTTTGATCTAGCTCACGCAGGCATGATGTGGCACAAAGATTCAGGTGCCGCTGTAACATTTACTTGCGATAACGACGCAACTATTCCACAGGGCTCCACTTGGATCGTACACAACGACGATGCTGAAGATATAACTATTGCTGAAGGCACTGGCGTTACGATTGCGTTTTTAGCATCTGGCGCTGCTCCTGCTACTGGTAACGTAACTGTATCGCAAGGCGGTATTGTTACAGTCTACAAATATACTGACACAGAGTATTGGGTATGGGGCGACGATGGCCCGTTCAATATTCTAACTGCTGGTGCTACGACAGACTCGACGCTACGTTGGGATGGCACAGCATGGGCTGAGAACACAACTGTCAAAATAACATCGACTGGTGTTGTGACAGCAGCGAGTACAGCAGGCAAGCACACGTTCTCTGTAGACAGCGCAACAACAGCCGCAGCAATACCTGTCATGCGTCTAAGCGCGTCAAGTTCAGGTACACCAGCAGCAGGCATTGGTCCTAGCATTGAACTTGAAGCAGAGACAGCCGCAGCTAATTTAGAGATTGGCGGAACGATTGCGTTAGAAGCAACAGACGTAACAGCAACGTCGGAAGACTTTGACATTGTGTTTAGCACAATGGCAGCAGGCGCAACAGCAGCAGAACGTATGCGCATCACTAGCACTGGCGCGCTAACAGCAACAACATTTAATGGCGTAGCACTTACAACTGGTGGTGCGTCTACAAATTTCTTAGCAGAAGATGGTAGCTACGGAGTCCCAGCAGGAACAACACCAACAGCTATTACTGTTGCTGATTCGACTGATACAACTTCATTCCCAGCATTTTTTGAAAGTGCTACTGGCGATTTAGGCCCAAAAACAGATGCGTCGAATTACACGTATAACGCAACATCTGGCGCTCTAACAGCAGTAACGTTTGTTGGTGCGTTAACTGGTAATGCAGATACAGCATCGACTGCCGCACAATGGACAACAACACGCACAATTGGTATGTCGGGCGATGTATCATCA